ATCCAGTTTTCATTAATTTTTTATTAATAGGGTCTAATGCCTCTGTTAGTGATGAAATGTTTGCTACTCCTTCTGTTTCATCTAATATTTTTTCTAATGTAAACTTTTTATTAATTTCTAATTTGTCATCTACATTTCTTTTAATTATGCCTTGTCGTTTTAACATACCCATTAAATCATTTCTAGCGCTATCTCCCATATTTTGCATATACTCTAACATTCTACTTTTAACACTTTCTAATCGAGAGTTGCTCATAACTTCAAACAATTCGCTTAACACAACATTTCTTTCGCCAGTTCTAGAATGATATATATCAATCATTCTCATCTTTAATTGTTCAGCTTGATTTGTATTTAATGTTTTTACTTTATCTGATATTTTAACAAACCCATCTGTTTCTTCAGAAAGTCTTTTTAATATTAAATTATTATATTCATTTTCTAATGAAGGGTCTGAAGGTATATTTAATTCATATAATCTAAATCCACTAATCCCTTCATCTGATAAAAGTTTACTATCGCTAAACATTGCACTTCTAGATTGAGACAACAGAAATGCTATATCTTGTTCATTAGTGACTTTACTATTCATTCTTCTTCTATTTATATCAGATATTGTCATTTGATATAAAAATCTCATAGAAGGTTTATTAAAAAGATTTATATCTACGTCATTGTCTAGTAATATATTTTTTAATGATTCGACATCAGTAGTAGTTACTTTCCTACTAGGGGTAGTATCTGTTATTTTGTAATCACCTAATGCCATTAACACACCATGAAGTCTACCTAAGTCTTTTGCTTTGTCTTTATAATCGCTATCTACATTAGATATATCATCTACTAACTTTAATCCATCAGCTGTGTCAACTAATAAACCAGCGTTCTTAAGATAAGACTCTAAATTTTTTGGCATTTTTCCTCTAGACAATGTATCTGATAATCTTTGAGTAAAAATCTTACCTTTGTTTTGAATAAGAGGTATTAAATAAGATTCTCTATCTTGAAAACTAAATTTCTTTCTACCATCTCTAACATTAGCCGCATCGTTAATAGATGTTTCAGCATCATTTATAATATTGTAAAAGTCTTTTAATGAATCTTCTGTTCTAATCATACTACTTGTGTTTCTATCTGTTTCAGCCCTATCTATTCCAATAGAAATATCTCTGATAGCATGATAACTTCTATTAATATCTAATATTGCCTCTTCAGCTTCTACTCCAGTCTTACCTAACCAAGATTCAAAATTGCCATTTCTTGCTTTTTTAAGTAACTCTGGGTCAACGTCTAGTGTATTTGGAAGTAGCACTTTATTATTACTAGTAGACATTTCGATGCCTTCTAAATTAGCACTTCTTATCGTGTTCAATACATTTACAATAGTATCTTCCATACCAGCAGTTGCTTGCTCTACTCTTTCTGTAAATGCTTTATCTAAATCTTCAGATGTTTCAAACCCTTGTCTTTGCAAAATTTCATTTATTGTATTTGCTTGAGTTTCTGTTATCTGTGTAATGGGTCTCACATACTCAAAGTCTTCATCCATTATTTGATAAAGTTTATTTATCTTACCATCATGAGGGTCGAATGGAGTACCAGATTCTAAATCAAGAAATGTTTTTTCTCCTTCTGCAACTTTTTCACCTGTTACAGTATCATCATCATCACTAACTATTCTTTGTTCTATTAAGTAGTTTTTAAGTTCTTCATTCTCTCTAGATAAACCTACTCCATGAATATTATTAGGTCTAGAAAAAGTAGATGCAAAAAATGTTTGAGAATTGTCAACACCTAAATGTTCTAGTGTTAATCTTAAATTATTAATGTTTTCACCCAAATCCATACTCTTAGCAAAGTTACCTCTACGTTGAGTCCATGCACCAATTAACATACTAGATATAAAATCTTCTACTCTTAGTTCTTGACCAGAAACATGAGTCTGTATACCTTGTACTCCAGACATAGCTAATCCAGCAACTGCCATTCTAGGAAATAACAATCTATAGTTTTGCAATCCTTCTCTTGTTGCTTCTCCAATTATCTGTTTACCATAATATCTTTTTTGAGACATCAACCATTGTTGTGCTTTCTCTTCAGCATTGTCTCCAAATGAATCTCTTAACTTTGAAGATATTCTTTGTGCATTTCTAAGTCTGCTTGTTTTAAAGTTTTCTAATAAATCAATAGTCTTTTGTTCGCCATCTACTTTAAAATCATAATGTGTACTTAGTTTATTTGCTTTGTTTAAATGAGCTATGTTAGCCATTTCACCAGACAACTCATCTAATGAAAGACCTTTATATGTATTTGTTCCTAAGTATGCTTTTATACCTTGTCTAAAATCTTTTCTAGATTGAAACATTTTACCTAGAGGTCCGAAAGGAGATGTCGCTACGTTAATTGCTGTACCTGCTAGAAATCCAGTAGCAACAGAATATCCAGTTTGTCCTAAGTCATATTTAGCGTTAGGATTTTTTAACAATTCTTGACCTTGAAAAGATACATCCATAACTGCATCTGCTACACTAAATACAAAAGCATCATGCAAAGCTTCTGTAGCAAACCTACCCATCTTACTATTACCATAAGTTATACGAGCATATTGAGAAAGATTTTGAAGTGGTATTCCTTCATTAATAATCTTTTCTTTCATTTTTTGTATAGTAGCAGCTTGAGAACTTGTAAGGTCTCCAGTCCTCTGAGCTCTAACAACTCGTTTATTTATTTCAGTATTAAATTGTTTTGCAAATAGTTCATTTGCTTGTTTGCCTTTTGTGGATGCCCAAGCTGTTTTACCTTTAAGAACATTGCTAAATTTGTTTACCACACCTTTGTCTATACCAGACTTCAATGCTTCTTCACTAAACTCTTTAGATGCTTTACCTATAGTTTGTTTACCAACTAATTTAGAAACAGCTGCTGTAGCGGGTTTTTGTAATACCCTAGCAGTTAGTTTCATTGGAGCACCTAGTAAGTAACCAGCTCCAGTTCCTACACCACCTAATACTTTAGCAAGTGAACTCTCTTGCTGTGCTTCTCTAAAATATTCTTGAAAGTTTATCTCTTCACCTAATGCTCTCTCTGTTCCTATTTCAGCTAATCCCAATAATCCAAATGATGCAGTCTCTCCAAACTCATATAAACCCGCTCCTACAGATTGTAGTAAGTTTATATTAGATTCTTTTTGTTGTTCTTGGGCTTCTGGAGTTGGTGGTTGTATGCCCTGAGATAAACTATCTACTAATGTACTAGGTTCATTAAGATTGTAAGCATTTGTTAATTGAATAGGTTCTTGAGACTCTTGGTCTCTCTTTTTTCTAAACTCTAATAAAGCGTCTATAGCTCTCTGTGTAGGCATATATTATCTAAACTCTTCGTATGGTATAACGTCTTCGCCAAGTCTCATTCTTTCTTCATTCAAAGCATCTATATCTTCATTTGACATTTGACCAATTCCTAATAGTTCTAATCCAAACATCACTAATTGAGAATCAGCGTCTAATCCTCTACTTTTAACTAGTCTTTTTGCTTGGTTTTCTAATTCACCAGATTGTATAAATCTATCATAAGTTTTTTCTTGTTGTATTATATCAGACAACTCAATCATTTTACTACTTAAAACGTCTGTAGATACTCCAGCTTCTTCAAATAATTTTTGTAACTTAGTATTTTTTTGAATATCTTGATAAAGACCAGCAAGGTTATTTATAACACTATCTTCTGATGTTTTAAAACCAACAGTATTTACAGCAGCTATTGTAGGTATTAAAACTCTATGATTTTTTACAATATATTTTAAAAGATTTTTTTCTGCATCAGTTTTTGTATATTTTGAAAAATTTTTTGCAACAGTATTTGTTTCACTTTCTTCAAAATCTTGAGATGCCATAGTTGAACCTTCAACTGCATCTTCTAATCCTTGAAGAAGAGACATAGTTCCTTCAAAAAAATTCTTTTTACGTTCTAGAAATACATTATCAAGTGCTGCTTTTGTATTATCAACATATGAATTTGTTAATTCAAATTCAGCTTTTTCAGCACTTAATTCAGCTTTCTTAGTTTGAGCTTCTCTTAATCTATTTTCTTGTTCAATATTAACATCAGACTCAGCTCTTTTTAATTTTTCTTGTTGTAAATTTAGATTAGTCAATCTAGCAGCTGATTCTTTTGCATCTCTTCTTGCATCAGCTTCTCTAAGTTGCATCATTCTTTCTTGTCTAGCATTGTCAATTTGTTGCTGTCTAAGTCTAGTTGCCATATCCATCATAGATAAAGACCTATCAATTTTTTGACGTTCTCTTTCTTGTCTGTATTTAAGTATTGAGTTTAATGATTGTAATGCTTGTGACATATTAATTAAAAAATACCAAAGTATTTAGTTCCCGATTGTTGTTGAGCCATTCTTTTTTGCATTTCTAATTGTTGACGTTGAGACCTCATTTCAAACTTTTGTTGTTCATATTGAGATAATACATTGCTTAAACTTTTAGTAAGTGCAATATCTACATCTTCTCTTTTTCTTTGAAATTCTTTTCTTACATCTTTTATAGCATCTTCATCCATTCCAATATTAGCAAATCCAGTTGCTTGACTAATTTGTTCTTGTCTTTGTCCAAGTTGTTCCATAGTTCTTTGACCAGATTCAGATACAACATCTAATGCTCTTTGCGATTCTAGTGTAGGTAAAGCTAAACTACTACCTAATGATTCTTGTAATGACTTTTCAGCTAATCCCAAATCTTTTAATGCATCTTTCATGTATCCAGCTTGGATACGACCCTGTTCTCTAGCTCTTCTTGTTTGTCCATATTCTTGACCTGCAGCTAAAGCTAATCCTATTGCTTCTAATACCATTATTTACTCGCTAAATTATTTTCGTTAAATAAACTACCTATAAAAGTTTCTACAGTATCTAAATCAACATCAACAATACTTTGAAGACCAAGAGCTCTTCTTTTAGAAACTTTAGCAAACCCTTCTTTTTCTCCAGTTCTACCAGTACCTTCTGTAAATATTTTTTCAAATTCTTCAGATTTAAATTGACCAGTTTTTGGATTGTATATAGAAAGAATATCTTGTTTTAATTCTTCTTTAAGAGTCTTAGCTCTTTCTAAAAAGTTTTTACGAGTTTGAGGATTGATAACGCCTTCACCAGACTCTAATTTTGAAATCTCTTCTATTCTTTCTCCTATGTCGGCTAATGCAAACTCAGGACCTCTTCTTTCAGATTCTAATAATTTTGAAAAATTTTCAGTTAATGGTTTTTGAAATGGTTCAGATATTGCTTTATCTTTAGCAAATGAAGGTATTTGTTCTTCTGTCAAACTTTCATCTGATGGGTCGTATTTAGTATCATCTATAACAACTTTATCTTCTTCTTTTAAAAATTCAGATAATGATTCATTTTTAGGTTTTGGTGGCCCAAATATTTCTTTAGTTTCTATTTTTTTCTCAACATCAGATACTACTTTTTCTGGAACTATATTTCCATCACTTTGAACCAAAGTTCCTCTTTCTATCTTATCGCCTACTTTGTCCATCATAGAAGGTTTTTCTTCAAGTTCTCCGTATAGTTTAGTAACATCAATAGAAGGTCTTTCCATACCTAGTTCTCTAGATATTGTAGACTTTGGCAATGGTTCTCCTCCAAAGAATTGGTCTAGTAAGTCTCCTTGTCTCATAGCTTTTGCCTTTTCACCCATAGCAGCTACGTCATACTTTGTACCTAATTCTCTCTCACCTAACATATATTTTTCCTGACCATATAAATAGTCACTCATAGAAGCTGTTCCTGTAAACACATCCATTAACGACGACCTATCACCTCTTTCAACTGTAACTCCACCAGCTTGCCTAACTGATTCTGGAAGAGATTGTTCAAATGCTTCTATATTAGATTCTAATTCTTGTTTTTGCCTTATGCCTTCTAAAGCAGTTGCTCCAACTTCTAATGCAGAAAATAATGTTCCATAACCTCTACCTATCTCTTCTTCTTTTATTTTAGCAAGCCTAGAAGCCTCTTCTGCTTTTTGTAATTGTTCAGTAACGCCAGCAAGTTGCCTTGTAATTCCTCTTTGAGCTGCTCCTCTTCTACTAACTGCTGATTTTATTTGTGCTGCTGTGGCCATATTGACTATATACTTTTACTATTTAATTTAATTAACATATTTATTTTATCCAATAGCATTATGTTATAAATGAATCTGAAACCTCAAAGCTAGCAGTTTCCCCAAAAGGAAAAAATGCAACATTAACTCTTGATTTCATCCAATGTATATCAGCATTATAATTTCCAGAACCACTATAATCTGCATCAACTCCAAGAAATCCAACATCAACTACTAAATTGCAAACATCTGGATGAGAATAATTACCATTTGTTGTATTTGCATTTGAATAACAGATATTACTACCATCTGCGTTCTGATGAGTTGGTATTGTAAATTGATGTTCTGCATAAATTTTTACTCTATCAACAGGAGTAAAATAAGTATTTTTTGAATTATCATTTAAATCGCCACCAAAATCACCTAAAGATTTTCTTCCTAAATCAACATCAGCAGAATCTTTTGTGTCATAACTTCCATTACTATATAAAAACTCATGAGATTCAATAACACTACCTCCTAAATAATCATAAGAACCACCAGTTACTTTTTTAATTTTTAAAGGGTGTCCTCTTTCGTGGTTTGCATTATTATGCGAATATGCATTATTAAATCTTGCTAAAGGAACATATTTTACATAATGATGGCAAAAGTGTTCATGCTCATTATTGAGATACCATCTTTCATTGCTATCGTAAGTAGGAGTTGAACCAGCTCCATCTGTCCAAGTTGCAGGGCCAGTTGGACTGCTAAGAATCCCAGCTCCATGAAGGTCTGATTGAGTTGCCCTAGTTCCAAAAGTAGGATTATGTAAGGTCATTCCACCTCCCACAAAAAATAACATTACATCATAATCTCCAAATGTTTGAAGTTTACCATCTCTATCATCACCTTGAATTGGTTGATTGTCATTCCACGGAAATGCGTGTTTTCCCGGTTCTCCTAAATTAGACCATTTATCATAAACAGCTTGTGCTAAATCATCTTTACTAGCATCGTTATCATTATGATTTATTATATTAATAGTAAGAAATCCAGATATTAATCTTCTATCTGGAATCTTAATATATTTTTTTATGCCTTGAACGTAATTAACTGCTCCCATTATGTACCTGTTGGATATGTATAAGTTGTAGTTACTTCATTATGGGAAGAAACCATTGAATAGTTTTCTTCAAAGTCATCTTGACCACTTGTAAAATGATATTTAGTTGCTTTATTATGAAATCCATATTGTTTAAATAAACTTTGATTATATTGATTAAAAAATATATCTCTATTTGTATCTACTTTTATAACTTCTTGACTTCTTTCTTGTATTATAACAGCGGAATCAGAATCTATATATATTTCACCAGTGCTATGTAATGTAAACTCTCCTACTACCTCTAATTTAGGTGTAGAATCAAGATTAAATGTATACCTAGTAGTTCCAGAGGTTTGTTTAAAATCTATATTGCCATCTATATCAAATGTTAAATCAGCATTTACTCCATCATCATCTATTGTTTTAATAATAGTTGCACCATTAGTGTCTGTATGTATTTCAAAAAAATCTCCAGTATCAGAATCATCAGCCATTTTAAATTTTACATTAGCAGTATCAAACTCAAATACATAATTACTTCCATCGTGAAATTTTATTTCTTGACTATTAGATGAAACTATTAATGGGCCTTGAGGTTGCAATAATAGAGAAGCTCCATTAGAAGCAGTGCTATCAATAGTAGAAATGGTACTTGCTCCATTTGTTCCACTAGATAATGTAAAGATACCATTCGTAGGACTCATTTGAATTTGGTCATCTGTGATAACAGTTGTTCCTACTGTAAAGTCAGTAGTCGCATCTATTGTAGTTCCTACTATAGTGCCAGCAGAAACAGCTCCTATTGCAGTAAAGTCACCCGCAGCTTGAGTATTTGCACCTATAACAGTATTATCTATTGCTCCACCATTTATATCAAAAGCAGAACCTTCTATCTCACTAGAACCAGCAGTTAACTTTCCTGTTAGTGTAAAGGCTGCTATCTTAGTTACTGTTAATGTATCAGTAGCGAATGTAAAATCACTATCATCTGTAAGTTGTCCGTTAGTTGTTGAAAAAACAACACGACCACTAGTAAGGTCATCTGCAATAAGAGTGTTTGCTCTAAAGTCAAAACTTCCTATATCAATATCTGATGTTGCAGTAATACCAGCGGTAGTTAATCCTGTTATTGTAATGGCATTTATTGTTCCACCTTCAACTTTATCTCCACTTATTTGGTTATCATCCAACGACAATGTTTGGCCAGTTACATCAATATCTGTTCCAGATATATCTCCACTATCAATATCTACATTAGTAAGGTTTTCATTATTAACATTTAAAGCACCTCCTAAAGTTGTAGCAGTCAAAGTTGTAAACACTCCAGTATTAGCTGAGTTAGCTCCTATAGTAACTCCGTCAATTGCTCCACTATCTATATTTATATTAGTAATAGATTGACTATTAGCATCTAAAGAACCACTTAATTGACCTATAGTAACACTACCTATAGTTCCACCATTAATTTTGTCACCACTTATTTGGTCATTAGATAATGTTAATGTTCCAGCACTTACATCTAATGTTTTACCAGAACCAATTGTTATATTAGCAGTAGTTACTGTTCCTAAATCCGCAATTGTATTACCTGCGTTTGTCCAGTTGCCACTAAATGCTCTAGTTCCATTTACAAGTACATATTGAGTATGGTCATCAGAACCTAATCCAGATAGAGAACTATGGTCTGATACGCTTCCAGAAGTTGATATAATGGTTCTAGTCGTAGATTGAGTTCTTGTTTGAGGTTTATCTTCAGATGAAGATAATGCCACCCAATCTCCATCTTGTTTTAGATACTGAACAGTTCCAGAACCTTGCACTTTTCTATATGCTATATCACCTTCATTACCAGAACCTTTATCTGGTTTACCAGAACCAAACGTAGGTTGTTTAGACTTCTGATGTAATAGTTTTCTTTCGTCTCTTGTTAATGGCATTACTTTATGTTCTTTAATCTATATACAATTGTTATATCATTTATTTCAAAAGTGACTGGAACATCACCACTATTTGTAAACTTTAATGCAAATGAATAAATATTATTTGCTTCACTTGATGTATTAGGTTTTAAAGTTGCTTGAACCCATTCATTACCACCAGCGTTTGCTAATTCATTACTTGAAAAATTATCTCCGTCTGCAAAGACTTTATTAAAAACTGTGCTACCATCTGTAGAATATTTTACTTGAACATTTGTAGTTGTTGTTGTTTTATAAGTAACATATACTTTATAAATCTTTTTTCTTACTGAAGGTTGACCAAAGTCTATATCTTTTGTTTGATATATAAACTTACCACTAGCTGATGTATTCGAACTGGAACTCCAAACTTTCATTGTAGAATCAGTGCCATTAACATATATCAAGTCTTGATTTGAATCTAATGCAAAGTTTGTCATATTTGTATCAGCTGTTATTTTATCTATTCCTTTTGTCCATGCTCTTAAAACCAAATCATATAATAAAATATCTGTTGTTTGATTCTTAATTAATATTTGTCTTCGTTTTGGTATATAAGCTATATGAGCCTCTGACATATCTGTATCACTAGAATCAACTATAAATGTTTCCCAATCAGATTCACTAATAAGTCTTATACCATCTTTTTCTAAAAGATTTGTAACATTCTTTCCATCAAATAAATAAACTCCAAATTTATTAAACCATGTTATTCCATAATCTGTTTTTGTTACATGATAATCAAATGCACAACCTTTGTTTCTATATACATCTTCTAAAAAGTCTACGTTCTCAGAAACATTTATTACATAAAGACTTTTCTGTTTGTATTGCAATATTCTATCTGCAAACGCCTCTAATTTAACAATGCTCTCACCATCTCTTATTGCTACATCAACTACTCCCATACCAGAAGGAAAAGTATCAAATCTATTAACTCTACTTTTTATCATCCTATCTGAATGTTTTACACCATCTTTTTCTATATTGCCTGCATATACCCTTCTGCCATGAACAACTGCTGTTTTATATTTAGCATTTAAACTTTTTACTTCACTACCAAATCCATTTATTGTTTTAAATGTATCTACAATATTTGCTGAATCTGGAGATATATCTTTCGCAATAACAGCTTCAGCTAAAAGGTTGTCAGTATGTGTAGTATCTACAATATCATAATTAAAAGTATCTGATTCTGGAAAAAATTTAAATCCTTTTTCTATAAAGTCTAATTCACCTATTAAGAAGTAATTATCATTTTCTTTTTTTGTATAATACAACCTAGAACCAATTATTCTTTTATTAAATGCATAGTTATTGCTATCATTAGAAGGAAGTATATAAGCATCAAAATTTAAAAGTATTGGAGCTCCTAATATATTTACTTTATTAGTGTTATAATTATTTCCGACATCATTAAAAGTAAATGGTAAGGATTCTTGTTTAGAATCGTCATATAAAAATGTATAATGAAATTGATACTCTCCAGGTTGAAATCCTTGCAATTGTGGATTTTTTACTTTTACTGGCATATGATAGTAAATAGTTGGAGCATCGGTTGCTGAGTTACCATCTTCTTGATAAGCAAGTATTGTAAATTTATCATATGTTTCATCAAAATCAGCATTGCTACCTCTGTAGTGTACGTTAGTTTTTGAACAAACTAAAATATTTGTTGACAATTCAATTAAGTCATCTTTATAAAAACGCCATTGTATATCGCTCCCGCTACCTATTGTATTAGAGAAAACAGAAAGTGATATATATGAAAGATTATTAAATTGGCTGGTTGAAATATTAACACCAAAAGCTAAGGATGCGTCATCTGTAATTTGAAATTCTAATTCAGTACCAGAGTCACTATTATCTAATACCAATCTATGAAATGTGCTATCTGCACTTCCTGTCATTAATAATACATTATTACCTAATACTGGATATATGTCACTTTCAGCTGGTTCACTAAGTGTTCCTTGATATTCACTAGAAGAACTTCTTTCCCAGTCAGTTTGAGTATTTTGAAAAACTTCATTATGTTGAAATCCGACTCTTAAATTAACTGAAGAATGTTCTACTACCCTATTTGAACCTGTAGCAACATTTCCATCATATTCTCCAGAAGCCGAATTAATTGTATTTCCATCTGAACCGGTATTTGAATTAGATATTAAACATCTGCCAGATGTAGGAGTAGATATATTCTGGTCAAAAGAAATCCAATCGGTATCAGATTGTTGAGGTCTTAAAGATGCAAATTTAGTTTCACCTATATATCCATACCATTTGCCATTATTTGATAATCCTCCATCTCCTACTCTAAGTATTCCATCAGCTGCGTAAAAAACAGGATGAGTAGTTGTTAATGATATTTCACCAGTTTCCCATGAACCAGCAGTATTATCAGTTCCTAAATCAAACACATCAATATCTTTAGAACTGCTATTATCATAAACAAAAATTAAAGAACCATCATAGTCACTATTATCAGTAACAGATTTATCAGCATCCATTACAAATAATCCACGATTAGGAAGTATAGTTAATGTATTTGTAGTTCTAGAACCATCCAAATCAACAGAACTTCCCAATGTTTTAATTTTACCTAATTTACTTATTTTAACATCTTGTAAATTTGGAGATTGGATGTCTTGTATGTCTCTAGGGTCTGCATTAGTATTTAATCCACCATGAAACCCTTCAATCTTAAGAGTTTGCTTAGGCATTAGATTCTTCGTACTCTATATCTTCTATAATTAGTCTTTGGGCGTTCTCAGGTAATTCACAAAGTGAACAGTCGTCTTCCGAAAAATCTATTTCAGAGTTTGCATCATGGTCAAATACATCAAGTCTAAGACCTCCTTCAGAACCTTTTATGGCTCCTCCGTTTCTTATACTTAATTCCGATTCGTCGAATTCCTGTACGGAATCATCTTGTTCAATATATCTCGACGCTTTTTGCATCCTCCACACTCCTTTACTTTACCTCTAGTAACTGTTTTGATTGCTCTACTAACTGTATCTCCAAAACCTACATCATTAGAGAAAAGGTCTATGTTTATTTTCTTACCCATTAGTAACCTTTAGGGCCACTCATTGCTTGTCTTTTGAGTTTATTTTTCATTCTAACATTTTGGGATTTACCTTTAGCCGTCTGTACCATGTTCTGTTCTTCTTTTGCAGAAGTTCCAGCTTTTTGGGTTTTACCCATTTTTTTTCCACCATAACTCATACAATCAGCCATGCTCTTGTATTTTTTTCCTGGCCCGACCATTGTCTTGCACTTTTCTCTACTTGGCATTAGTAACCACCCATTCCTTTAGAGCGTTTCATCTTACCTGCTACCGCTCCGCCTTTCTTCATCTTTCCCATCTTTTTACCACCATAACTTAGACATTCGGACATGGTTTTATACTTTTTTCCCGGTCCTACCATTGTTTTACACTTCATTGGACTTGGCATTATTTGCCTCCTTTCATTGATTTTTGAATTGCAGCTGACCTTTTACTTTCGTAAGGAGATAGTTTACCATCTTTGTTAAGGTCTGCTTTTTTAGTTACACATCTTTTAAGTTTCATATCGTAGACTTGACCTACTTTGCATTTCATTTTTTTCATATTGTATTTCCTTCTCATTCCACCAGTTTTTAAATTTGTTGAACCACCCCTTCCTGTGTCTGGAGCTGCTACATCTGATAATCCAAATACGTCTGCCATTACTTCCAACTTATCCTTTTGCTACTTGTTTTCTTTTTCATAGCTGAAGTGCATTGTGCCATTGTTGGTCTACAAGCTGGGTATCCTCTTCTTTTTTCACCTTTACGTCTTCCACAAGGTTTTCCTGTCTTACAATCAACCCAACCTTTTCCTTGATTCCTTGAGAACCATTTTCGTAAACCATCTTTAGCCATTACTTCTTTTTCTTTTTACTTGAGTTGCCCCAATTAGCAGCTCCTACTTTACGACACTTAACTAATGCTCCAGAAGCATAAGCTGAAGGCCATACTTTGTATCTTGCCTTTACTTTGTAGTAACACGCATCTTTCTTAGCCATTTAACACTTCCATTTTCTTCTAGCTTTACAAATTCTTTTATCTGGTGTTTTAGAACAACTTATATTATGCATTTTCATTTGACCTAAAGACCTAGCGCAAAAAGATTTTTTTCTTTTTCCACCTTGTGGTTGCGGGGGTTTTAAATCAGAGCCAGGATTTTCTCTTTCATAAGAACGCCTTCCTCTTTCATTCAATCCACCACTTGGTGATTTACCTGCTTTTCTTTGCCACGCTGGTGATTTAGCCATACTATAATCCCATTCTTACTAAAACTTTTTCAAGTTTTTCTCTTAGTTCCTCCAACTCTCCGTAAATGAACTCAATATGTTTTTCAGTTGCGGAAGGTTGCTTCTTTGCTTGTTTCTTAGCTGATGGCATTATACACCAATCTTCTTGAGTAATACACCTTTGATTATTTTCCAAAGTGCTTCAAGAATAGCTTTTTCTGTTTTCTCAGAGATGATAGGAATATCAACTGCTTTGTTGATTTCGTCAATTATCTCTTCTCCTGTTTTATCAGACAGTAGTTCGTCTGCTATCATTTTCATTAACATTATACTAACCTCATTATTGTGTTTACGATTACTGGAAAAGTAACAAGTGCAATACCACCCCATACTTGGAGTTTTGCAATTTCTTTTTCATTGTTTGTAACTCTACCATTTAACTTGTCTAAATGTTTTTCTATCCTACCTAATACAGAATAAATATTTTTTAATCTTTCATCATGCTTTATTAATACTTGATATATGTCTTTATTATCCATCAGTTTACACTATCTGCTTGTGATTTAGAACCTTGTCCAGAATTATAATATTGTATTGTATCTTGTTGCATTTCATTTTCCATTTGTTTTTTTAGGACAACTGAATATAATAAATCAAGATGTTTTAATAAAGAGGCTATCTGTGGCATTTCAACAATCAAAGGTTTCTCTTCTTGTTTATACTGAGCATTGTATATATCCATTAATTTATGCATTAGTGTTTTCCATTTATCCTACTTAATGAACCATCTATCCTAGATACTTGATTATCAAGGTCATTTATTTCTTTAGTAAGAGCATCAAATTTTCTATCTAACTTATCATCAGATTGATTCCATCTAGCAATTAACTTTATAATCATACCTTC